AGATGATGGATAGAGATGAAGTCTACCGGTCCAATTAGTTACAAGGAATGGGTTGACAGACTCAACACGAGATGCAAATAGGTTTTGCATGAAAACCAAATCTGCATAATTGAGAGTGATAACATCACCAGTCTTTCTAAGATTCGGATCAGTTAATTGAGTATTGAAGCGATTATCTAATGTGTTTGGTAGAGACGCACCAATTCCAGTCACTGCTGCGGTTGCCAAAACAAGTTCAACAGCAGTTGTATAATGAGGTGGTCTTAGTTCTCCATTGTAAGTATCGATTGAACAATCAAAGTCTTCGTTTGATTGATCTTGAATTTGGTGTGTTTTAAAATTATCAACAAAGAAACCACTCTTGAATCTATCAAGACCTTTTGCATCTTGAATTGTAAGTGCCTCAGTTTCTTTTTCTAACAGAGAAAGTGCTGTATAATATTCAAGACTTGTGATCCTATTATCAAGATCACCAATATCTTTCATTGTATATCTCTTATGCTCAACTCTCTTGATAGATGCACTATCAATAGAGAACATGTAAGGAGGAAGTTTAATTGTAGCAACCTCTAAATTATCATCCAGTGCGGGAGGTAATTGAGGATTGATTGCTGGAACACCATTAACAACGTTAAACTTACCAAATGCATCTAGGAATACTCTGTCAATACGACCAAGATAATATTCATAATTAACAACAATATTTTCATCCGAAACTAAAATATTCGGAACTGCTTGTCCACTGCCAGTAAAGTCTCTGGAAGCAAAATCAAACGGAGATGTGGTAGTTGTTGTAACGTAATCACTAACTCTTGGTCTAATATCAAGAACGTCCGTGTTTCTTAAACCTTCAAAAGAGGGAATGTCATTACTATACAGTTGATTATCATAACTTTCTGATGTGAAGATATCACCAGTATCAGCGGCATCAACTGTGTAGTTTTGGAAGATTACTCTAAGTTTTCTACTAGCATTTTCTCTTCCTTTTTTTCTAATAATTCTTCCATAATCGTAGAAAGAATTTCTCTGCCCATTATCAAGAAGGTAGTCTTCGGTAACATTTTTATCTGGTTGACCGGTGTCAACCACAGTTGCTCCAATCGATGAAGTTTCACCGCTCAACCTTTCATCTAATGCAAAGACTCTGTTATTAAGATAAACAACTTCTAATACAGATCCAGAAACTACCGAAACAACTCTTGCAACTGCTTTACTTTCTCCACCAATTAATTTTTCGCCAATAACAAAATCAGTAGTTGTTTGACTCGGACCACTCATGGTCGAAAGAGTTACTGTTGGTAGATTTGGATCATTCTGATCATCTGATTCAAATACACCAAGAACTCTCAGAACATCCGGTTTGTTCAGTGAAATTTCTTTATCTTGTACTCTTGTACCGTAAACATTACTGAAAGTAAGTCCATCATTCAAACTAGTAGTTCCGATTCCAGATGAGGCATCACTAGATCTAGTAACGAGAATAGAAGAAACATTACTAAGTCTCTTTAATTTTTCACGAACTCTATTCTTGTTAAGGGTAGCAAATACTCTAATATTTGACTCTGCTTCTCTATCAAGACCAGCAATAGTTACGGTTTTTAAATTACTCGCAAGAGTGACCATATCCTCAGTAAGAGGTTGAATGGTGCCATCCGAATATGCAACATGATATCTCTCCTCATCAAATGGAAGGTAAGCCTCATTGTTAGGAGCAGTTTCTAACGTGAGAGTGCTAGAAGCAGAGGAAACGTTATTAAATACCCTTTTGATTACGATGTTTGCTGTGCCAAGATCTACATTATCAATATTTTTAGCACCAAGAGTTGTAAAGAAAGTATTGTCCTCTACATTAATTAGATCACCAGACACAACTTCAAGGTCGGTGATTTGTTGTACGTTCTGAGGAGGAGCACCCTCAAACACATTAGATACTGTCTGAATGCCTGCCAGAGTCATCTGAGAGGCAGTATTGTTAATACTATGAACCCTCAATACAACAGGGTCGGTAACAGCACTGTCTGTGGAAATAAATCTAACAAGATCATTTGTTGTAACAATACCTACAAAGGTTCCTTGCTCAGCAGTAATCGTACTAAAACCTGCTGGAAGTGTCTCAGCACCACTACCACTTCTACCAGTGATGGTAAATGGCGTTCCGAATTTTCTCTTAGTTGTTAATTTAAGGTCAGCATTGAAGGTTTGGATACCAACAGTAGTGCCTTGATAAATGGACTTTGTTTGTGAAATATCATAGTTGGTTGTAATTGCAACAGTGGTATTGTAATTGATACCATCAACTGCAATTTTTTCTCCTCTATGGAAAGATCCTCTAACTTGTCTTAGACTAAATTTAGAGATCCCAGATGCATCATCAACAACAAATCCAGAGGCACCACTATATTGTCCAGAGAGGAAAGCTCCTGCTCTCAAAGATGTAAATGGTTGAGTAATTTCTAATTTTGTATATGGGGAGATATCAAAAAGTCTCAGAGTATATTCTGACTCTGGACCTTTAAATACCTGAGATTCTATATTATAATCATAAATTCTACACTCACCAATAGCACTACCAGCAGGAGAGGTTGATGCAACACCAACTCTTTCATCCCTTAAAATAGCAGCAATTGTTGTACCAAATCCTACAACAGGTGAACCATGAAGATTATTAATAGTTAATTTTGGTCCAACGGAAAGAGGAACTGCCTCTTGAAATACTGATCTAGTAGTTCTTGGTTTATCAATATCAATTACAGTATCAGTCTGCTTCTCTACTTCAAATCCTCTGACGTATGCTTTACCAGAAGAAATGACATACTCCATTAAATTATCAGATGGAGTATTCGCTTGATATGTTAGTTCTCCTTCATTATAAAGACCATCGTTACCCAGATAGTTGTTGAGGGTATTTTTAATAGAAAGTCCAAATGGTTGAATATAATAGTCGCCAGACTCATCATGAGTCCTTCTTGCAAACTCTGCTTTAATAAAGTTGTAATCTGTATTTTTTACAAAGGTTTCAAGTTCACCATCTTGAATCCTCATCAATTCAACAAAATCTGGATCATCGTTATCGCTGATCAGTTTTGAAGATAAAATAGCAGTAATTCTTAACCTATCTGCTCCGGGTGCAGAATAGTTACTAAAACCTTGGGCGTTATCATTTAAAGCTTCATCTTCATCTGCATTAATAATTTGTTCAAGTACACTTAAACCAACCTTAACAGTTGGCATTGACGAATATTGTTGCAACAGAATAGTTTGTGGAGTAACTGTTACAAAGTTACCTCTTAAAAAATATACACCTTCTTGAATGTTAGCAGCAGAACCATTGATATTACAATCAACGGATACTGCCCTTGCAAATCCTTGATTTAATGAAATTACAGTATTTCCGTAAGATAAAGAATCTAACAGAATTAAATTTTCTCCCTCAATAAAATCACCAGTAGAAAGATCAGCCCCAGACTTGATAATTGTAAAATATAAGGTATCTAAACTTAATTCAGAATCATTAGCAGATAAAACAAAATCAATTCTTGCTTCAATCCCAGAATCTTGACCTTTAAATTTTTTGCCAACTAATTGATCAGCATACAAACTAACTGGAATGCCAGCAAAATCTGGATCAATACAAACACCAGTGAAAAGATCTTGGTATGAAAGTTGTCCAGGAATTACTTTCGCACCTTCTTTAAAGAAGTGTGTACCAAATTTTTCAATTTGATTTTGTAGAATTGACTGTAATCCAGTTAATTCTCTTGCTTGAACAGGAGTTCCTGGTTTAAAAAGAACCCTATGAAAATTACTGGATGGATCAAAGTCATCATAATATGGAGTGACATTGAGATTAGTTTCCTGGGGCATCTTCTTAGAATTCTAAAACAATTTTAATATCTTCTTTTTGGTTTGACGATCTCAAAACGGAAGGTCTGTTATCAACATAAATGATATGTCCACTTTGAGGATTTACTTCGGGAGTTGAAGTACCTTTGTCAAACGTTTGGCCTAGGAAGTAGGTCCTATTATTTAGAGTGGTAGAGATACCTGAAAATGAGGTATCAATGGCAACTGTGCCAGTTCCTCCGGCAATATTAAATGACCCACCATCAGTTAAAGAATTTTGGAATCTTAACAGTTTATATCCATACAGAGGTGCAGTCCCAACTGTTGATGAAGTAGCAACTTTGCTATCCTGCCAGTATTTCAACACACCAGTAGTTGAGTCCCATGAAACAACTCTACCGATAGCAGTAGATCCTACACCAATATTTTGTGTGATTACATCATCCTCTGCAAAATCAATTAAATTTAATTGGTCTGCTGTTACTTTTAAAGCATATGTTGCACTTGCTTTTTCCAAAGTCAGTCTGCTTGTAGATCCGTATACTAATGGATCTTTTACAACACCAATTCTAGCAAACTCGTTTCCAGTGATAAAATCAGGATTTGCATTATCATTTTCAAGGCGAGAATAAATCATCACCTTTCTAGTTCCAAGTTCTTCGTAGACATCAGCACCATGTCCTCCCGGAGGTGGAATGATCACACTTGTTACAGAATCGGTACTAGATGCAGAATTTGTAATTCCTGCTCCATCTAAATCAAGAGTTCCAAAAGAATATCCAGAACCACCGTTTGAAATATCTACTGACTGAATTTTGCCATCGGCATTTACAGTTACACTTGCCTTAGCTCCTTCACCATCACCAAGAATATCGACATTAGAATATGTGGTTGCTGTTCCGTAACCAGTTCCTCTATTAGAAATAGTTACAACTTTTAATTGCCCACTAGTTAATGCATTATCTCTAACTGCTGCATTAGTAGAATCCCCCTGCCAATCATTAGGAACAGGAATAAAATTAGTGGAATCAAATCTGAGAATATCTGTTGGAGTCATGGTATAGAGATATTTCCAAATATAACCATCGCCACTACTACCAGCTGCTCTTGGTTCTAGATCTGTAAATAATGGTTCATCCAAAGATGGTTTTCCAGATGGGTTCTCTGGGGAAATACCATTATTCAAACAAATGTAAACTCTAAAATCTCTATTGATTATGTAATATTTTGCACTGTAAAGAGTGGTAGATTTAGAAACGGGTGCCAAATTGTTTCTACTGTAATCATGACGATACATGTCATACTTTTCACCAGATGCCCATGAATATTTTTCTACAACTTTTTTTACATCAGAAGAATTAACCTTCTTCATTGCGATCATTGTATCCCAATGTCTATTCTCCTCATTAAGAGAATCAACTGGTGATGGAGGACTAGTGTTCCAATTTGCGTCTAACTCAGTCGCATTTGGTAAACCAATCCAGGTATAATACGAACTACCAGTAGACGCAAGTCCAGCACGGAAATTTTCCGCGCTAAGGATACGAAACTGTTCAGTTATAATCGCAGACATTTTGAACTTTTTAGTTATTTATGTTAAATATCCAACCGATTTGAGTGGTGTTTTTCTAATGATAACAGGACCGGTTGTAATTCCTGTAACACCATCACTAAGAATTGGAGTAAATGTCTTAGCAATACCACTTCGTGAGAAGGTTTGAAGTCTACCCCAACTAAATTTACCAAAGAATTCACTATGACCATAACCAGTTATGCCCTCAGTGCTTGCGACACTTACAACAACTCTTGCAACGTATGTGGTTCCAAATCCAACTGCTTCCGTTGTTGCAACCGAAACAGAAACTGCTTCATATACATTATCTAAGCATGTAGAACCGATTCCAAGTGTAGATCCTCCAAGATCAAGAGAGGTGACTCCTTGACCGATATTTGAATCAAATACCACAAATGGATATCCAGATGCGATATTGGAAATTGTTCTTGCTGCACCAGGTCCCATTACAGAGGTGTTTCTCAGAGGTGATCCATCAGGGATTAGTAGATCAAAGATCAAACCTGTGGTTGCAACTCCAATAGATGTAGTTCCAATACCAGAGATAATGCCAAAGTCACCAGAGTAATCAACGTTTTTGATTTCTTCTCTATCAAAATTAGGTGGCGTAAGAAGAACAACTGGTGGATTGGTAAATGTGTATCCAGCACCAGCACTGCTCACACTAATAGAAGTAACTGCTGTTCCAGTTATCGATGCAGTGGCAGTTGCTCTGGTAGCAGATCCAAAACCAACACTATTTGCAATGGAAACCAGAGGTGTTACTGTATATCCAAGACCAGAGTTTGTGATATTAATCGAAGAAATCGTACCAAGATCAGAAACAATTGCTGTTGCAGCAGCAGAAATTTTGGTGTCTTGATTAATAATTTGAACTGTTTGCTTGGACTCAGGAAGAGCTTCCGCGTAGGAATCAAACAGAGGGAAGACACCCGTTGTCCAAATTTCAGTAGAACCCAGTCCAACTGCCTTGATAATGTTTGTTTTTGGTAAGATGTTTGCCTCGTATAAATTCCTGTTTTTGGTGATTGATTTATTATTGAGGAAGAGATCTTCCTGTTGTTTGCACCAAATTAAAGGTCTCTCAATAGTTCTATCTGTGGTTAAACCAGCACCATTATATGAAGAAGTGTTAAAGGTATCAGCGGTTGCAATTCCAGAAACAAATCTTGTGTTTTGATTAAATACAAGACGATTTTGAGAATCATTTGCCTTAATTTTAACAGTATCACCAGTTTTAATAGTTTCGATGATATCTCGACTAATAACGTCAACGCCACCAGTGCCACGATAGAACAGAATGGCACAAGTATCACCAACCTTTGGTGCCTCAACAAATGTAATGTTTGAACCACCATCAAACTGATATGCAATACCTGGTTCTTGAAGAACATTATTCAAGAATATAAGCAGAGTTTGCTTAACATCAATTAAAGAACCTTTGGCAGCTCTGATAGATGTGGGTACTCCATCCTTTCTCATGGTGAATACTTTTCTTTCACCATCAAAGAATGTGTCAAGTTTATCAAATACGTCAAGATCACCAAATCTCCAACCAGTCATCTTATCAGAATCGACTCTATTAACATTGATTCTGAATTCACTAAATCCAGCACCAACCGTAGAGTTAGTTGGAATTCCAGTGATACCTCCCTGTGGAATAGTCAAAATTTCTCCAACTTTATATCCATAACCATTATTGATAATATCAAAGTTCAGAACACTAGATCCAAGAGAAACTTGAACATCAATAAATGCATTTGTACCAATCTGAGATCCAGGAGAATCTGGATGATAAATCAGAGGAACTCTGGTGTATGGAATTGGTTGATCAAAGACAACGATTGGAGGATTACTAAATGTGTAACCAACACCAGGATTCGTAATAGCGACACCCGTAATATTACCGTTGACAACGGTCGCGACACCAATGGGAGTCACATCAACCGTATCAATATCAGCAGTTCTGAGACCAACGTTGTAAGTCAATCCTTGAACTGCACCATTGTAAGTTGCAATTCCCGATCTATATCCAGAACCGCTGTTACCAATACTAATAGAGGTTACAGTTCCAAATCCATTGACATTGGCAGTTCCGCCAGCAGCCACTAGTGGTTGATAACCAAATCCTTGTGTCGATCCTACCGAAACGATAACACCACCAACAGGAATAGAACCAGTGTTTACGTCATTGGTTACAGAAGCAGCAAAACCGCTGAATACAATTGACGTGATACCAGCATTTTCAGTAAGTGAAAAATCATTGATTCGTGAATCTTGTGATGGAATCTGTGCAATATCATTAATTAAGATCAAAGCATGGTTTGTGCTGAATCCAGAAATATTTTGACTATCTTCTTGAATTGCAAATGTTTTACCAACACCAGTTAAATCTTGGGAAACTGAATCAAAGAGGAAGTTAGTAGAATATGTGTGAGTTGAAGTGCCAACAACTCCATTTCTTAGGAAAGTTCTTCCTTGGAAAACAGAAGTTGTTTGAATACCAGTATAATCAAGATCATCAGGATCAGTTCCTTCTGCTGGTTTTAAACCAGTAGGAGCAGTATAGAAATTAATAGTATTGGCAACGATGTTGTATCCACCTTCATATTTTTCAACTTTGGAACCATCTGCATGAGTTGAAAGTCCGGTGCCCATCCATGCTCTTTGAACCACAAGAACATTTGTGCTACCAAATCCAACTTGATTGACTTTTAAGAATTCATCTTCAACTTTTAAAAGATCTCCTCCAAAAATTGATGAGATTCCAGAGAGTCTTATTGTCTCTCCACCAAATGACATTTCTTCAACAAGATTATATTCAATATTGCCAGGAATAACTGGATCTTGAATATTATTATCAAGAGCAATAATACACTTGGTATTTTGATCTTGTGCAATAAATGTATGAGAGGTTCCAATACCAACAGTTGTCAAATCTAAGTAGTTTCCAACATTAGATGCAAGAGCATCCTCAGGAGATCCAGCGAGACGAATTGACTTATCATCGACCTTAATTGCGTAAACATATTCAGGTAGTTTATCAGTAGAACCGTATCCACTAATAGTTGTAGTTGCAATACCAACAGAGGAAGTTGTACCAGATCCTGTTGGGTTATACTTCAATCTTTCACCAGAAGAGAAGAAGTGATTTGGAAGTGTAATGAGATCATTATCAAGATCAACAATGAGTGAATCTGTTGAATCAAAGTCTTGGAAGAAGATTGGATCACCACCATGGAAAAGACCAAATGATCTTCTAACATCTGCCTGAGTATTAGTATAAGTTCCTTCAAAAGATGAAACCTTAGTATCGACAAGATCTAATTCAAATAGTCCTTCAAGACCGCCTTTGGTTTGTGCAGCAGAAGTTGTAACAGTTTTTACTCTTACTTCTGTAAGCGGAGGTGCTACATAAACAACATTATAATTATCACCATCTTTAATACCAGTGATTGTGCCAATGCCAGCGTGTTCATTGTTATCATCTGTTTCAACGGCACCAAAGAGAGTTTGATAAATCTCACCACTGCTATCATGCATGAAGATACCTTCAAGCAGTTCAAATTTATCGTTTGTGACATCCTCAATTTGGAAGAGAATATGTCCTCCTTCTTCACTAATAGATTCATTGCCAAAAGTTGCAACAGTTGTGATACCAGGTGATGCTGCGGAAGAGATACCTTGATATTGAGCTCTAATATCACCAGTTGTTAATTCAATGGTAGAGATGCCAATCGTGGATGCTCCACCAACAAAATTTTGACCGAAGATGTTAAAAGTAATTCCTGTTCCGGTAACACCCGCCTGAGGAGTAGCACTGATATAAAGAATGCTGTTTTCTACATATGAACCAAATGTTGCAATGGCACCAACAGTGGCAGCAGAGTCTGCTAGATCAATGTTAGACATGTTGCCATATTCAACACCATAAGTATTTCCATCATTGTTCAGTACATTAAGATTAATAATCTCGTGTTGTTCACCGGCAGTCATCTGAACCATCAACTTGTGACCAGCATCATAAGTTGCTAACGGAAGAGAATAAATGTTTACCGCTGTGGTAACTCCTGCATTAATTTTAGATCCTTTTGTTGCAAGTTCAATAATATCACCAACAGTTGTGATGCCAACCTGAGTTGCAATACCAACAGCAGTATGAATGTCTCTGTCAACGTTGTAAACTAAACCATGAACATCATAATTATTTGTATCAAAGTTATCTGGGAAGAATAATAATTCACCTTCACTACCAGTAATTCTAAAATCAAAGAATCCGTTAAGATCATCAGCCCCATCAACAGATCCAAATTCTTGAATAAATCCGTTTCCATTATTATCAATTAATAGTTCAATGATTTCCATCCTTCTGGTATCAATGAACTGAGTATCAAATGTCAGTGCAAAGTATTTTCTATAACGAGTTCCTGCAACTGGGAATCTATCAATTACAGTAAATCTAGTTGCTCTTGGAGTGTTATTAAATTCACCCGAAAAATTATCGATAGAAAGAACCCTGTTTCCAACGGATTCCTCATAATCAGAAATTGGGATATTTCTTGTTAATATCTCATCAGATAAGAAACTACCAGAGATATTCTTAGCAGTTTCGGAAACAAAATCAAAATCATAGCGACAGTAGGTTTCAACCTCGCTTATTAAATCAACAAATAATTCAATTGTATTTGATGAGATTCCAACAGGACGAACATTTTCTTCCTGAGATTCAATTTGTAGATCAGAGAATTTCTTAAATCCACCAGGATGTGCCATAGAAGACACAATATCATTCCAAGTGTCGAAAGCAATTTTTGATTTTAATGAGTAAGAGAAATACTGATAATAATCACTATCAATTAATCTTTGCTCATTGATACTCAATTTGCCAGTGTCACTATCCCACCCTTTTGCGATTTCTTCAACAGGTACAATGTCATAGAACGAATCTACGTTAATTTTTTCGGATACATTTCCAAATGTTCCAGATCCAACACCTCTGATAAGATCACCTTTCAAAATTTCTTTTGAGGAATTAATTTTCAGAATTTTGTTTTTAGTATCCCAACCAGCAACTTTGCCATATTTAACTTCGTCTTTATTAGTAATTTCAACTTGTTCATTGAATGAGAATTCATTCTTTTTCAAAATTGCATTAAATACGGGGAAGTCTTCAAATGGAACAACTCTTCCCGCAGATTTTGTAGTTACATACGTGCCCGGATTTGAAATATCAGAATCTAATTTGTAAGCAATAGATCCAATTCCACCAATATTTTCGTCGATAGCAACGACTTCAAAGAACTTAAAGTTATAATCTGTTGAGTTGTATCCAGATCCGGTGGATGCAATACCTACACCTTCAACAAAAACTTTTCCTCCAACTGAGAATGGGAAAGATCCAGCAGTTGAAAAACCAGTATTTAAATTAAGTGTAACCTCTTTTGTGATGGTATTGAATCCGACCGTATCAATTCCAACGCCATTTGGATTATTGACGGTGAGTATAGTTGGTGCGGCATCTGAAAGATTCTTAGCATTTTCTCTGATAAAGATTTCAGAAATACCACCATTCCTTACTCTTGGTTCAAGAATCACATTATCAATTTTTTTATTAGTAATTGCATCAATAACTACAATATTTGGTTCAATATTATAACCATTTCCACCAGAGGTAATTCCAACACTGTCAAAAGAACTTAATCCCTCCATTCTTAAAATTTCAGGAGTATTTGCAATTACTTTAAACGTTGGATCGAATGGATAATTATAACCAACACTTTGCTTACGAGTTCTGATGATACTTCCCATATCACCATTTAATCTAATCAAACCACCAGATCCAGTGGTAGATCCAATAGAGGCGACACCAGGAAGTTCTAAGTAATTATTATTACTTCTCTTGATATTGATACTGTCAATTGGTCCAGTGGCATTGAGAGACTTATGGGTATAATAGAAAGTTCCCTCAGAAGACTGATAACTGGTTTGCTCAGGTTTTCCAGATAAATTAAAGTTAAAAGTAGTTGTGCCAATGCCAGTTGGATATTCGTAAACTTGATATACGCTATTGACTAGACTAATTGAGTTTGCAGAGTCTTGCTCTGTATCTACAAATAATTCGGTCTTTGCTGTTGGAGAAATCTCAATGTTAATCGGAATAAACTTATAGAAAAGTGTATCTGGCAACAGATCATTTGTTTTTACGTTTACTGCTGATGGATCTGTTACGCCAATAGTACCAATTCCGCTCACTTCATAAAGTCTACTTGTTCCACTTGTTTTGAATTCTTTATTAAATCCTGCATCTTCATAGAATCTTAAATCAAATGCTGAGAAGGTAGATCCAGATGCAACGATTGACAATGAGGAATCAGTGGTTGCAAAAGAAACAGTATTACCTCTTACAACATCAACTCTTGGATTGATCTTAGATAAGAAGTGCTCACCACTTCCAAATCCATTAATAGAAATTGGTGTAGGATTAGAATTAGTAGCGTCTACTTTGTTTGCCGCAAGTTTTACATTATTTGAATCAATTTCAATTGCATAATAAATTTCTTGATCAACCATTCCAGATGGTGCTGTTCCACCCGTGCTGTAAATGACTTTATCACCACTTATCAAATTGTGGTTTTGAATGTTAATATTATTAGTTGTGGTTGTAATTCCACTGGGTTCAAATTTCTTTCTATCAAATACAATTCTTCTATTGTAATCATTGTATTGAACAAATACTACCTGCTCTTTATTTGGAGATACTACTAATCTAATTGGATCATTAAATGTTAATCCATGTGCCTCCTCAGTTGTTAGAGTAGCTTCATGTGCATCTGCATTAGCGGTGATTGGAGAGGTTTCTCTCTTGAAACTATGAGTAACTCCTAACCCAGCAGCAGTAAATGCTAATTGAACAGCATCAGAACCAAGTCCTACGAAAGACCCGGTAGACCCTAAACCAACCTTAGTCGTAGAAATACCAAGAAGACTTGTAGACTCCTTGATAGCGTATACTGTTGATTGGTCTGAAAGAACAAACGTGTTGCTACCATCATAAACTTGGATGGAAGTTCCGCCACCATTTGAATAGGTCAGTTTATCGCCGGTTTCAAAAGAGTGATTAGGAATCAAGATTGTCTTGATAGGAATAATTCTGCTAGTGTGAGCAGTCCCTGGTTGATAGTCTGTATTTTCTTGTAAATGAGGAGGTGCAATATTATTCAGCGCATGATAAGCAATTGTAGTTCCAACACCAACCACTGCGGTGGTCCCAAGTCCAACTACCTCGGTTGGAGCAAAATATCTTTGGAACGTTGGTGGGTTACTAATGAAAGTTTCAATACCAACATTAAAGATAAAGGAACTGCGAATATCAAGTGCAAGAGTGCCCGTGGAATAAGAAGAACCCACAGTACCATTTTGATTTCTTTGAACTCTCATTACAGAGTTCAAAGGATCTACATTAAGAACTTTCATCTGCTCTAAATTAGCAGCAGAACTTCCAATACCAATAATAGTATTTTCTCTCACATAGAGAGGATCATATGGTCCGTTTAGAGCAATATTGGTTGTCAGACCAGTGTTAGCTGGTGTATCAATAAATTCATCAGTTCTCCAAATTCTTTGAGGATTGAAGATGTTTTGAGTGCCATTTAAATCTGCATATGATTCTGTTGACAATCCAGAAATTGCAACTCTGTTTTTATTTTCAAAATTATGAGGTGAAGTGCAATAACCGATGGCAAGACCACCACCAATAAAGAGTTCAAGATTCTCTGAACTAATTGTTGAAGATGCAAGAGATACAACTTTTTTACCGACAATTCTTCCGACTGACAATCTAGACTGTCTGCCATATTGTGGGTCTCCATCTAAACGAAGTATGTCTCCACTCTTGTAACTGGATCCAGCAGAAACGATTTCATAACCAGTAATTTCTCCCTTAGTGGTAGATTCAATAGTGCTAATCTGATCTGGTTCTCTTGTGGTATCATTGATGTACTCATTAAATCCATAAAGATCACTAGTCTTCGATGGTTTTGTATTTCTAATTAAACCTTCACTCTCGTAATTAAAATCAATCTGATTGTTCTTCCTGTTATAATTAAATTGATCAGGAACAGAATTGTAAGTATCTCCGATTACATATGGGAACTGTGGTTGTCTGTAATTTTTGAATGGACCATCACTATCTGCTTTGCCCGAGGAAATAATTGCAAAATATGCATATGTTCCATTTGGGAAATCTGGTGTCTTACCAAATCTTCCATTGTGCTCATCCAAGTCTCCATCGTTTCCAAACTTATAATCATCGACAAAAAATCCATCTGGGAATCCAGTAGGTCTTTCCGAACTTGGATCTAAAATATAACCTGATTCAAGTGCTTTAATCGCACCACCGGTATCTTTACCATATCCGTAAGGACCATAAATTGGGTGTCCGTCATTTGCCCATCCAATAATTGGTGAGTGATTTTTAGAAACAATTTCAATATCATTTTCTTTGATTAGATCAAAGGTGTCTGCACCAAAATTAGAGGAACCATCCTCATTTTTTGAATATACAATCTCTCTAAGAGCTCTGGGAGCAAACAAAGATGCAACGCTTCCCTTAGAATATTCATTATTGGATTTGCTAAGAATTCCGTCATCAACACTCAGTAAGTTTTTCTTTTTCTCAAACTCATTAACATTCCAAGATCTAATTGATACTTTTGCCTTTGCACCTAATCCATTTGGAATAGCATCTACAAAAGTCGTGTTAGTTGAAAATCCAACACCAGCATTATTGACAGTAATTGAAGTAATAACTCCATTTGTAATAATCGGAGTTAACTTAGCATTTTTTCCAGATCCGGTAATTTTTAAATCAGGAACAGAATTATATCCTTTTCCACCATTAAGTACAAAAACTTCTTTAATAGTAGATCCTTCAATAACAGGTTGTAACTGAGCACCTGTTCCATTTTCAAACGTTATTAACGATTGACGTTCAAAATTAAGAATGTCCGAACATCCATACCCAGTACCACCCCTTTCAAGATTAATTTTGGAGATGGATCCTCTAAATTTTGGAGATAATTTAGATGCAAATGTCAGACTGTTCGTGGTTGCAATACCAACATTACCACTAATAGTTACACTAATATCAGGATAATTGAAGATGTGAGTTCCACCAGATCCAACGGTGCTAAATTTAGCAAAGATATTATTATTATAGTTTAAAGTAGATGATGTTGTACCAATCCCTGCTGCTGATAATTTAAAAGAATCAGAATCAATACGAGTTACGATATAATTTTGATCTGTTGTCAATCCACTGATTGACGTTCCTTCATGGCGATATTGAATTACTTCACCAGACAAGAATCCGTGATTTACAAAATTAATTTGATTTTTACTAGTACTAACACCAGAGGATGATAGTTTGATTGGATTGTTGGTATAACCGCTACCACCAGATTCAACAGTTACTGATGATAAAATTTTCTTTTCAGCAACCGTAGTAAAATATTGATTACCTTCTCCAAATGTGGTTATATTAATTGTGCTGACACCAGCAAGAGCAGTGCTTTGGTGTCCATGTAAAGTAACCTCTGAAAGAGATCTTACATTAACATAATAAATTGAATTATTGGTGAGAAATGCGTCTCTTACTTGTGAACCACTTGTGGTTCCGATTCCAATCGCAGTTTGGGAGTTAGAACTGTAAACGACCGCATCACCATTCCTGAAACGGTGATATGTGCTGAATCCAATGACATTAGTTGCTGTGGAAATGTTTCCAGCACCAATACTAACATCTACGATTGCAACTGTCTTTTCAGATCTTAAATTTGCTTTTGCTTTTGCACCAGTTCCGTTACCACCCAAAATATTAATTACAGGGTCATTTAAGAAATCATATCCGCTGTCAGTAACTTCAATTCCTTCAAGAGATCCAATAACAGTCGCAGTTGCAGTTGCTCCTGTACCAACTGAATCTGTGATAATAATTTTTGGTGGATTAATTACATCATAATCAGATCCACCAGATAAAACATCAACAGATGTTAGTTTTCCATAGTAACAAAAATCTTCTGACTTGTAAGAATGTAAGTCAACACCATTAACAAGAATGCCAATATTTCCTGCTTTTGTTTTTACTTTTTGATTTGGAGTTTGAATAAAACGAGGAACTTTTCTAAGACCGTATGAACTATCTAACTGATTCTCATAAGAATCAATCGGATACAAAATTTGATTACTAGCAATACCACTAACATCAACAAATTGAGAGTTGAAAATATTTGCCCTAGATTCTGCTAATTTAAAACTATCATTATCTATTTTTTTAATAAAATATGTTCCCTTTTGTAAATTACCTAAGTTTCTTGTAGTTGTAATTGCAATTGGTTCGCCATAAGAAGCGTCATATTCTACAAATTCATCAGGTTTATAGTAAACCTCATCACCAGTGAATAATCCATGACCAACATAATCGATTGTATCACCAGATAGAATCAAAGGTGCAGTGGCACTTTTGCCATTATCTGTTAAAATAATATTTCCAGTTTTAATATTGATTGGATCTGAGTATTTTGGTAAAGAGTGAGAACCAATATAAACAGAATCGTTTAAGTCATAAAAAGATTTTAAAACGTTTGCAGGTAAACTATTAACAACATCATTCTCGGAGTTGACTTTTGTGAGCAATCTCCTTACTTCACCTCCATTATCTGGATCAAATCCAGAAAGACCTGATACATCAAAAATTTTCTCTGAAACAATATTGTTGACAACACCACTGGTTTCAAGTCTAGTGGGAGTGATAACTTGAATAGAATCACCAATATTTAAATTATGATTCTGAGTGGTTTGAATTTGGTATAAAGAAATAATATTTGGGTTTTGTCCCAATTGATTCTGGTTTAGAATACTTGCTTCTTCGATTTCAAATCTAGAAGTTTCATTTGTAACCAAAGAATCAGTTACCACATTATTCTTGGAATATCCAAGAGACTGATTTTTAATGGTATCGCCTTTTTTATAATATGGTGTGTCAAGATCAGTTGCCTTTATTTTATAATTGCCAAGATTACCTTTTACTCTGAAATCAAATTCAGTTCCATCATCCAGAACACCATAAGTTCTTGATGTATCAAAAATCTCTTCTTTATCTAAAATACCTTCACTAAGACCAGCAAGATCTAAAAATTGTGTTATGTTTTTAGATTTGTAGGTTACTACACCAACATCATTGTTATCAAACCTAATTGACAACTGTCCACTATTTGGAAAACCAATAGTTGATTCAACATCAACAAATGTAGCAGCAGCTGCTACGTTTCCAATGACTTTTGTTTGTGGTGTAATCTTAAAGTCACCAAAAATCGATCCAACAACTAAACTATCTTTCTTTTCAACATAATCAAGATCGATTTGAAAATATGCACCATCATCAGTAATAATTCGCTCAGATGCAACTACCGAACCGGATGCAGTAATATTTCCATCACCATCTTCTTGATAAACATTTTTTGTAATAAGTCCAGACAAATATTTTTCAGTTATATCGATATTTTCTGGATCAGGGAATGCATTAAGTCTAAGAACCTTTCTATAATTAGCACTAGAAGGCGCAAAAAGATTATCTTGCGGTTTTAAAACCTGAACCTCATCATTATAAACTGCTCTGAAAAGAATTTCAAATCCATCAGCAGTTCCTTTGGATTTGTAAAAATCTACTGCCTGCTTAATGAAGTTTGATTTGTTCAGTCCAGGATAGAGACTTGCATTCTCTAAACCAGGTAAATATTCTGATTTTAACTTTCTAAAAAATTCCTGTAAGAAAAGAGATGACAGGTTTTCAACAGAATCAGCAGGAGCGTGTTCATCTGCCGAAGATGATTCAAAAACTAATTCATCTGGTCCATCATTGGATCGATAACTTGTAATACCACTAAAACCTCTAATACATCCCGTAAAAGTGTTTTGTGTTTTTCCTGTATATGAAATAATCTCATCATTAATCTTTAATAGACCGTATTTCTCTGGCCACCCAGATGTATCACCAACATTAATTATAGTATCTTCAAAATCAATGGTAGAAGTTACCGTTGTAAATCCAACGATAGATGAATATGTTCCTACCTTTGTATATTGATCAATATTTTCAAGGATATTAACAGGACCGCCCTGATACTCTTGTGATCTATAATATGTCTTTAAAAAATCTCCTGCACCCTCTATTTCGGCACCAAGGAAGATTGGGAGTTGATTTTCAACTACGGATTGGATTTTAACTCTTTTTTCTAACATTATCGCGTAATTTTACCGTTGGAGAAACTAGAAGAAACCGTATACCTTGATCCAGAAATATCAGCACCACTAGACATAGTGTCAGAGACGACAGATACGTTACTCTTACTTATATCTAGTTGTAAAAATAGATCCTGTAATCCGATGACATCATTTGAGTAAGGAATCGCTTGAACTTCAATAATTGGGAATTCTGCGATGGATTTTGAGGTTCCAACAATTTTAATTGGATTTAAAAGAATCTCTCCCTTAATATAATCAATGGTTCCAATGTCCCTCCTCAAAACCTGCATTTCTGTATCAGAAATTGCTCTAATTAAGTCAATAGTTCCAGTTCTCATATCAGAGAATGGAGCATCCGATAAAAATACTTCACCAGCGTAACCTTCTACAAAGAAACCACTGGTTTTGATGTTTTGACCTTCGGTAACATGGAATCTATTACCATAACAAAGTTCGTATTCTGCAAAATTGTTAATAACTGGTCTCAAATCTCTTCTAATTCTTACAGT